AGCAGAAACATCAGCACGGAGACTTTCGATAGTCGCGTTAGCATCAGCAAGCTCCTTTGTGTATCTGGCGTCGAGTTCTGCTACATCACGTTGACGCTTCTGCATGTCAGCGATAGTGGATGCGGCTTTGTCGCGCTGCTCTTTGTAGGTCATGGCGTTATCACGGTAATGATTAACAGCCCATGACAGACAGACGATGATGCAGATAACCAGAGCGGAGATAATCGCGGTTAACCTGCTCATTGCTGCCCCCACAAACAGACTTCACGCTCAATATCGCGACGGGTCATCAGCCCTTTCCATTGCTTACCGCCAGCGTATGTCCAGCGGCGCAGCTGGTCACATGCGCCCTTGATATCGCCCTGGTTGATTTTGCGAAGAAGCGTCGATGTTCTGAAATTGCCAGCCCCCACGTTGTAGACGAACGAGTAAAGAGCGCCGCGCGTTGTTTCCGGTATATCGACTTTGATGTACGGGTTAATTTGTCTGGCGACCGTGGCAAGGTCTTTATTCAGGAGAGCTTTGCATTCTGCTTCGGTATACGTTTTACCGAGCATGATGTCTTTTCCGGTGTGTCCGTGACATACAGTCCATACACCAACAATATCTTTGTATGGTATGTAGCTGACACCTTCCAGACCATCGTTACCACTTGGTCCAGTGATTAACACAGATGCTATAGCAATAGCCCCGCCACTTATCGCCGCTATTACGCTATTTCGTAGTGCCGGTGACATTGCCATTCAATCTGTCCTCGCGCTCTTTGCGCTTGTAGTACCAGTTGATGCCAAATGTGCCGACAGTACAAAGAATACCAATGATGACAGCCCAGTCATTCAGGGAGAGAATGCCACCCATCGCAGTCAGTCCTCCGAAGCTGTAACTGAACCATTCTCTGATTTTGTCCATACGGTACATGCTCTACCCCTTCATTGAGGGGATTTGCTCTATTTAATTAGGAATAAGGTCGATTACTGATAGAACAAATCCAGGCTACTGTGTTTAGTAATCAGATTTGTTCGTGACCGATATGCACGGGCAAAACGGCAGGAGGTTGTTAGCGCAACCTCATGCCACCCACTTTCACGAAGGTCATATGTAGAAGGCCGCAGCATAACTATCACTGATGAATTCAGGATAGCCAGTGGCTACGGCTCAGTTTGGGTTGTGGCGGCCGGAATCGAACCGGCTTCCATCGGTGCGCTGCCGATTGCAGTACGCGCGGCGGTCAGCTACATGACTAGTATTTTCACTATCGCCTATCTGCTAGCTCGCCATTGAGATTCACCACAACGATAAGAGCACTGCGCGGCACCTTTCACCAATTCCGCGAGGTCTGCGGGTTCAATGCTCTTACCTGTTGTGCAAATAAAAAAGCCACCGTTGCAACTTAAGAGTCACTAACGGCAGCTTACCTTCTAATTATGGCTAAATGGCTAATTGCATGTCAAGGCTTTTAACAGCAACATGCTTAACTTTCTCAACACGTTTACGCATTTTGAAAGCATTTTGCATTGGTTGGTACAAAACAAATAACGACGCTTTCAGGATGTCGTCAATTTCGTTTCTACAGGTTGCCAGTGAAGGTTTTCTCCATCCCTCGCCACCACGTCCACACATCTTGCGTGGCTTTGCAGTCGCGTGATAGTAGGATGCAATTGCTCGCTTAGATGAACCATGAGCGTAGTAGCTGAGGAGGATGCCAAAGGCTTTCTTGTCAATGTACATGACGGAATCGACGACCTGAGAAATCAACATTCCATCATCATCATTACACATTGGCCTTGTCATAACTCTTCCCGGCTCTACGCTCTCCATGAACTTCGCTATTACGCTGCTCATGCGCTTTTCCAGGCGGCCTGAATAAACCCATGCGCCCCACAGTTCAAGCCAGCCATTCAGCCAATCGTGCTGTTCTTTGGTGAGGTTTAGTTCTCTTATGCTCATCGTCTTCCCCTCTTGCCCTGTTTGACCATCAGGACGCCGTTAACTATTACGTGACGCTCGCCTTTGCTGTCTCGGTTGTACTTGAGCACTGTTCCTCTTGCGCAGGAAAGCATCCTTGCCACTTCGGTCTGATTGCCTCGTGTCTGGATAAGAAGCTCTGGTATCGTTTGAATTGTGGCGTTCATGCGTTCTCCAGTTCGGTGATTTTTATTCCAAGCCGTCCGCCTGGTACTTTCACGCCACGAATTACGCGAATGTCATCGAATTGCTCGTCGTCTTCCGCAAATCCGGCGTGGATAAGGGAGTCGAGTAAACCCTTCAGGATGTTATCGAGGTCGCGGCGGCGGGAGTCTGGAACGTCTGCGATGACTTTGATGCGGAGTCTTGATTTGGTGAAAATGTCTAACTTGAGTTGGCGGATGATTTGCTGAACGTCTTTTCGGTATTTCTGGCCTTTATCGCTGATGTAGTATTGGCTTCCCCGTCTTCGCCAGTAGGTGTTCACCGACGGCGGGTAAGGAAGCACAAACTGATATTCGTTCATGGCTTAATCTTCCCCTCCTTCAGCAGTATCGCCTGCGTCCTGATCACGCCTTCGAGGTGGTAAAGTCTGGCGTCTTTGTTGTCGAGATTATGGGTGCGTCGGTCGATTTCATCGTGACACGCGCTACAAGCCCATGCGCCGATCAGGTCGTCAGGCTTCATTCCCGTTCCGCAAATTCCAGCCATCCGGTAATGTGCCAGAACTGTAGTTTCAGGATTACCATTGCATACGCCGTAAATACGTACCTGGCATTCTCTGCCGCGCGCTTCTTTGCGTAGGTTAGCCATTATGGTTCACTCCAGTAATTCTCAATTGCAGCAGCCATTCTCTGCATCCACTCAGCCAGCTTTAACGCGGCTTCTCTTTCAGAACCACATTTAGGGAAATCCTTCATTTCCATGCTGGCCTTATATGTTCTGAATGCCAGGTCTCCGGTAATAACCAACTCCTGATCAAGCACCGAGCGTTTATTCCGGTGTTGAACGTAATAGACAGATTCAGTCCGCATTTCTTCTCTGTCTTTTTTGAAGGAAATAAGCTCAGAGAAATCACTCATCGTCTTCTTCCTCGTACATTGAGCTATTCGGATCGCTCATCAGTTCTGCGCAGCAATCGGAGCACACGTGAACTTCCAGCACATGCAGCTTCTGACCGCAATTAGCGCACGTTAAAGCCCGCTCGACGCTTTCTTGTTCGTAACTTCGATTTGGGTCAATCACCTTGTTTTCCTCGCACGTTCTCTAAGCCACCGGATATCCAACAGGTGAGCCGTGTAATTGAAGGTTTTTACGTCAGATTCTTTTGGGATTGGCTTGCGTTTATTTCTGGAGCGTTTCGTTGGAAGGTATTTGCAGTTTTCGCAGATGATGTCGGTGATACTTCGTCGCTGTCGCCTCATGCCGCCCTGTCTCCCCATCTCGCTTTCCACTCCAGAGCCAGTCGCGCTTCGTCTGACCACTTAACGCCACGCTCTGTACCGAATGCCTGTATAAGCTCTAATAACTCCGCAAATTCGCTTACACGCATCCTGCTGGTTGACTGGCCTATTACCACAAAGCCATTCCCGGTAAGGTTAGGAACAACGTCCTGCTGCTTTAATGCTGCTGTAAAAACGCACTTCCAGCTTTCTGCATCCAGCCAGCGACCATGCCATTCAACCTGACGAGAGACGTCACCAAGGCAAGCCCAAAGCTTTCGATTCTGGTCTAAGCTGCGGTTGCGTTCCTGAATGGTTACTACGATTGGTTTGGTTGGGTCTGGAAGGATTTGCTGTACTGCGTGAATAGCGTTTTGCTGATGTGCTGGAGATCGAATTTCAAAGGTTAGTTTTTTCATGACTTCCCTCTCTAACAGATTTCAGGTTATTCCACTCCGTTACCGCACTGCGATAATTCGCGGCCGCCACAGTAGAGTGGTTAGCGCAGTAGATTTGGCACCCGTTCTCCATGTCGAATATTGTCGGTGATTTTCCGCATTTACATTTTTTGGCACGCGGTGCGTCTGAACACATTCCGTTAACGGTGTCCATCAGGATCCCCCTAGTTCTTAATCCAATAAAAAAGGGCTACTGTGTAAATAGCCCCTGTTATTAGCTCAGTGATGTAGATGGTCATACGTCAGCCCCTTGTGCATATCGTCTGCCACGCGCAGCAGGTGCATTTGATACTGTGCAAATCTGTCTGGCTTCGTCCTGGTCACATGCAACAAAGTGTCCGTTGCAGAACCGCTGGTAAACCGTACCAAGCGAGCCAAAACGGTTTTTCGTCACAATGATTTCAGCAAATGGCGCGGCGCTACTGTTCTCGTCATATACCGCTTCCCGATAGAGCATGATGATTGAGTCTGCGTCCTGTTCAATGCTTCCAGAATCACGCAAATCTGCGTTTGTCGGGCGTTTGTTTGGTCGCTTCTCAACATCGCGCGAAAGCTGACTTAGGGAGATAACAGGCGTTTTCAGGTCTTTCGCCATCGCTTTTAGACTTCCGGAGATGTGAGCAATTGCGAGGTCGTTGCGATCTGCTTTCGGCTTCTCAATCAGGCCAAGATAATCCGCCATGATGAGTGACAGGTTTGGATTTTCCTGTTTGTGCCGTTCTGCGATTGAGCGTATTTCTTCGACCGATAACCGCGAGGCATCGACTACCCATACATCCAAATCTGCAAGCTGACTCATGCCGTTAGCAACACGCGCCCAGCCTTCGTCATCCATCGATGCAGGATTTCGCAGTACGCTAACCGACATCCTCCCGGCGTTGGCAATGCTTCGCTCTGCAATCTGCAATGCGCTCATTTCCATCGAGAAAATCAACACTCCGCGCCGGACGTCAGAACCAGGAATAACGCGGCTTGCAACACCTTCGGCAATCTTCAGCGCCAGTTCCGTATTGTGCGTAACGATGTAATCCGTTGTCACATAGAGATGGCTAGGATGGCTTACCATGATGCAGAGACACTCTTCTGGCTCAACAACTTCAACCGATTTGATACCCACACCAAGGTCGCCAAGCCTGTTAATCCCGAGATTTTTGCGTAAACGTGGTGAGTGAATTTGCTCTATCAAAGATGATGGCAACTTCATGCTGACCATGTGTGCATCAAGTCCGTCATGCTTCTCTCCTTTGTACGTGTAAACTATTCCCGTCCTGCTGGATTCTTTGGCGGTTCCACCTAAAGATCTAACAAGCCTTACTAATCCTTTAGCTAATTTCTGACTGGATGAACTAAAGCGGATGCATCCGGACTTCTCAACCCAGCCATCTGTCTCGAGAAGGCCAGTTAAAACACCGGTACGTATTTCTTTGCTAGCACTAAAAATTTCTGCTGGGATTTCCTTCTCGGACGCACCTTTCCCGATCATCCCAATGCCACGTAGTTTGTCCAATAGTGGGTTCTTCTGGCCTTTTTGGTTGCTTATCAAATAATCATTCTCTCCTACCTTAACCAGTCGCAGTGGTGCAATTGCATCACTCATGCGGCTCAGGACATATTCTTCCGAGTTGGTGAATTTGATGCCTTTTATCAACGAACCGTCACCAAGTAGAGCCCCAATAACCCAACCATCAAGGGGAATATTTTTACCAAAGTCTCCGGTCAAGGATGGCACTCTTATTCTTCCCTGATAACGTGTTTTTTGTAGCATCCCAGCCAGCGCATCAGTATCAACAACGCGTTTACCAGTAAATCTTGATGATGAAATTTCCCATAAGTGGTTGTCGGCACATTTCACGCTACGTCCGTCTTCAAAGGTGACTAAATATGTGAATTTCTTCCCTTGCGGGAAGACGCCAATTACCTCCGAAGGAAGCCCGTCTATTGACGCGATGCGATCGCCAATTTTGACTTCTCCGTGAGTAGTCCAGGTGCCATCTGCAAGTAAAATCCCTTCGCTTAGCGCCATTGCTTTCCCCATACCAGGACGAGCAGCGATTATCACAAGGTCTTCCGCGTTCATCCCTCCGGTGATAGCGTCAAGTTCTTCGATTCCGGTCTTCAGGGTATCTGACTCTTCTCCGTTCCTCAGACGCCTGTCAAGCGTGTCAGTGTAGTCGGTGATGATTTCCCCTAACCGTATAGGTTTAACCTCGTCACGGGGCTTTCTGATGGCTGAAAGGCGCTTTACAAGCTCGTCCATCGCCTGACTCGATGCGTCGATGGTTCCGCTCTGAATTGGTTCACGCATTTCATCCATGATTTCCAGCACCAGACGGCGGTGATAGTTATCCGCGACCATTCCGGCATATCCCTTCAGGTTTGCGGCACTCGGGCAGTTTTTGCTGGTCATCAGGATTGACGTGAAATGCTCCTCTCCGCACGCCTCGGCAACCATCAGCGCGTCGATTAGGTTTCTGTTTCGCGCCTGCTTGCGGATAACCTCGAAGGCTTTACGGTAGAGCGGAATTGAAAACGCTTCCGGCTCCAGCGTTGCCAGAACGTCGCTGGCGGTTGGTGTTAATCCACCAATCAGCAGGCCACCGATAACGCTCGCTTCGATATCCTGTCTCATGCAATCCCCCTGTCTGCAAACTTCCCTTCCCGAACTCCCGTTAACGAGTCTTCCCTCAGCAGGTAATCAAAATCAGCCGTCCAGCCCGTGTCGTTGTCTCCGAAGTAAAACGGCTTGGCCTGATGCACAAACGCCCTGACATACGCTCTGAAACCGTCCACGTTTGGCGTTTTCAGTTGCGGAATGATTTTCTTCAAGCGACGTTTGCGTTTCTCGTTGACCGCAACAGCATGTGGAAGTCTGTCACCGACTTCGGTGTTGTAGGCGTTCAGGAAGGATTCGTAGTCGATTCGTTCTGCCTTGCGACGTTCAGGTTTAACCTGCCCATCGCCGCCCCCGTTAGGGGGTAAGGGGGTATTTGTATTTATTGTCTTTTGTATATTGTCTTTTGTGTTTAGCTGACTTGGCTTATACCCATTAGCCGACTTGGCTAATGTTTTATTAGCTGCTTTAGCTAATGTTAAGCTGTCCTGGCTAATCCACTGCGAAACCACCTTGTTCACTCCGATTTTCACGCCATCAGCAATGAGGAATTTACGCTCAATAAGCTGGCGCTTGGCAGCGCAAACATGAGTGTGATGAATACCTGTCATGGCTGCTATCTGCGTGTTTGTGAGTCGATCCGTCGACTTATTGAATCCGTATGTCTTGCGCATGATAGCGAGCATCACCTTCAACTGCCGGACGGTTAAATCAGCCATCAGCAGACTGTCGGTAATCTCGTTAGCAACGCGCATGAAACCATCTTCGGTATCTGCCACGCGATGCTCCACGACCTCCAGTTGAGGCCTGTAATCAGCTAACTTAACGACGCCCATGTTTCACTCCTGCTTTGGCTAGTCTGTAAACACCAACAAGGCGCTCTGCGAACGCCCTGTTATTTGCTGCGGCTACCACTAATCCCTCAGGTGAATCAGGGTGTCGAATCTCTTCTTTTTCCTGGTATTTCTTACGACGTTTTGTCATAATGACTCCTGTGGATTGATCCAGTAATTCCCTCAGAATTCCATCTGGATTTGTTCAGAACGCTCGGTCTTGCACACCGGGCGTTTTTTATTGGTGAGTCCATCAAGCGCATACTTAAAAGCCCTGCTAATCGGACTGATGTCTGATGCCATTCCGAAAGCACACAAGACCGAAGCAATAAATCTCCAGTCCGTTCTGCTTATCTTCGATTCATGACAGCCAATCATCTTTGCCAGACCGCGCTGTGTAAGCGTTGACAGGTTGATGAGTAAATCTGTTTCTGCACGATCAACGTCGCGCTGTGATAGTTTGCTGTAACTTGTTTGTTCCATTTCTTAAGATTTCCATAGGTAAATAATCACTAACACTCATCTTTCGATGAGTGCTTAATTAGTTACCGCGTTGTCGGCGGTGCAGATTGATAAAGAGCGGTGTTACTTATGCAGCCAGAAGGTTCTTTTTGCTTATTTCAAGCATTTCGCTTGCTTGATATTTGCCACCAGAAATCTCTTCGATTTTTGATGCGTATTTAGTTTTCCCAAAAAACTCAGTCTTAGGGAGGAAGCCGTTTTTGAGCCACTTATAGACAGCCCTTTCGCTAACTCCACAAGCCTTCGCAACTTCAGGGATGCCGACACCTTTAATCGGCTCATCAAGATTTTGCATAGGAATATCCTTTTTCGTACTTTCAGTACGTATTATGGTTGAACTGAAAGTTTTTGCAAGTGCTTTAGTATCGTACTCATGGTTCAGAATGAAAAAGTGCGCAAAGAATTCGCCCAGCGGCTAGCGCAAGCCTGTAAAGAAGCTGGTCTTGATGAACATGGTAGGGGGATGGCCATAGCCCGTGCCCTTTCTCTTTCGTCCAAAGGCGTTAGCAAATGGTTTAATGCTGAGTCTTTACCGCGTCAGGAAAAAATGAATGCGCTTGCGAAATTTCTAAACGTTGATGTTGTTTGGCTTCAGCACGGCACTTCGTTAAATGGAGCGAATGATGAAGATACTCTTTCATTTGTTGGCAAATTAAAAAAAGGGTTAGTGCGCGTGGTTGGTGAGGCAATTCTTGGTGTTGATGGTGCCATCGAGATGACCGAAGAGCGCGATGGGTGGCTCAAAATTTATAGCGATGATCCAGATGCCTTTGGTCTTCGTGTGAAAGGAGACAGCATGTGGCCCAGAATAAAATCAGGAGAATATGTACTCATTGAGCCTAACACCAAAGTATTCCCGGGTGATGAGGTGTTTGTCAGAACCATCGAAGGACACAACATGATCAAGATTCTTGGCTATGACAGAGATGGAGAATACCAGTTTACAAGCATCAACCAAGACCACAGACCAATAACGTTGCCTTATCATCAAGTAGCAAAGGTGGAGTATGTGGCTGGTATTCTGAAGCAGTCCCGCCATCTGGATGACATCGAGGCAAGGGAGTGGCTGAAAAGTTCGTGACTTCATCGTCACATAGCTGGTAACCAATGGCCTGAAGAGACGTTTGGATGATGAAAGGTCGCACAGAAGTGCGGCCTTTTTTATTGGTAGTGATCCACACATTGTGCTAACGCATTAATTAGCATTAATATTTAGCTTAATCACAGAATAGCTAAAAATATTTTAGCGATAAATATATACATATCAATGAGATAAATAAAAATGATGCATTTTGTAGCTAATTGATGATTTAGCTACCATTGCCCTGCTTATTTGAAATAAGCTATCATCACCATAACCAAGCATATGGGGGATTTATGGATACTAAAAAACGAGCTCAAAAAGCAGCAGCAATGTCAGCAATCGTTAGATCAGCTCCAAAGCCAACTCACACAGGATTAATGGCGACAGGTGTTTCTTGTGCTGTTTTGCCTGATGGTCGCAGAGTGGTTTCAATGCAAGGTGCAAATGGATTGGCAGAAACATTCGGTGTATCTGTTGGCTCAAAAATGCCAAGATGGGTACCAAATGGGAAGCCAGGTCAATTACCATATGTTCTCCAAGCAAATGAGCTTCAGCCATATATTTCTGATGAACTAAGAGAAGCGCTAGCAGAACCAATTGTATATAAAAATACATCAGGTGCAGGTGTCGCTTATGGCATTGACGTTACTATGCTACCAGCGCTTTGCGAGGCATGGACAGATGCTGAGAGGGATGGAGCCCTACGACAAAAGCATCACTTGAATACAGCTGCAAAAGCCAAAGCGCTCTATAAAGCTCTAGCTAGAGTTGGCGCCGTTGCGCTCGTTGATGAAGCGACTGGATACCAAAAAGAACGAGAGCGCGATGAACTGGCAAAACTCCTTGAGCAATTCATCGCTAAAGAAATGCGACCATGGGTAAGCACATATCCGCCAGAATTCTTTGAGGAGTTATGTAGACTCAGAGGAGTCCCATTCAAAGCAAACATGCGGAGACCGCAATACTTTGGTCATCTTGTGAATAACATAACTTATGACCGCATGGCACCAGAGCTAAGAAATGCGCTAAAGGAAGAAAGAGCAAAAGCAAAAAAGGCAGGTGCAAAAATGCATCAGTTTCTATCAGAGGGAACTGGATATGGTCTTCTTCAAAAGAGACTTACAGGGGTAACAACACTCATGCAAGCAAGCGATACTTATGAAGATTTCATCCAATTGCTTGATAAGGTACACCCTCTACTAACCGTAGAAGATATTGACGCAGAATAACTTTATTGCCCCGGCCTCAGCGCCGGGTTTTCTTTGCCTCACGATCGCCCTCCCATATTTAATAGCCGCAAATGTGGTAAACCGCGAACCAACTCACCAGCAATAACCACTCCAACTACAGACCAATCTGCAGCATTTACAAAAATAAATTTCCTTATATATCAAAATCATATCTCGCAGCATTAATAAATCACAAAAATTTCGTACCAATAGTTCTTGATAATGTCGAACTATTGGTTCATTATTGTCACATCAGCAGGACGCTGGAAGCCAAACGGAAAAGATTGGCAGGCTCTTTAACTTCGATGGGGCGCTGACAAAGCGCAAACAGATACCAAACGAGATGGGTTTGGCGGTGATGTGAATTGCAGCTGCAACGACAGCAACCAGAAGATCAGCATCTGGCGCATCACCACCAAAGCCATTTCACATGAGGGAAACATCATGACGGTAATCGTGTACGGAAAATCAACATTCGCAGGAAATGCCAAAACTCGCCGTCATGAGCGGCGCAGAAAACTGGCTATCGAGCGTGATTCCATCTGCAACATCATCGATTCGATCTTCGGAACAGACAGCGAGGAACCAGTTCAGAAAGGCACGAGAAAGCGTTTAAGCCTTTCTGAAAAAGCAATATCACTCGGCAACATTCGTAACCAAAATACCGACGAATGCAGTGGAAGTATTTGCCTGCCAAACGTAGCCATTTACGCGGCAGGCTACCGGAAATCCAAACAACTGACAGCGAGGTAACGATCCCCCGCCGTCGAGGAACTAAATTAGCTCATCAGCTTTACCAGCAAAGCGCATATAACACTCATGGAACCAGACGTCAGGTATAACAAATTTCTCTTTACCTGACGCGCTGTAAGTCACACCTGAGCGATGGAGAAGACCTTTTCTCATAAGAGATAAAGCGACCGGATCGCCGTGCTTAAGTACGATTTTGTTATTTGCCATAACAGCAAATGCTAAAACCTCTTTTTCCTGAATACTCAGAGAATTGAACAGGCGCTCAGTCTCCACAATTACTTTAGCCTCATCTCTCTTACTGAGATATTTTTTATATCTGTCTGAAGATGCCAGAAATATAAACTCCATCACCCTGTTCAGAACATAACTGATACACAAAAGCATTGCGTAATACATCCAGTGATCTGGAAGTATTTCAGGATTCCTTATATCTACCCACTCTTTAATTGATGCTGGGGTGATTATTATCAAGGCAATTAAAATAATAAGCATATGAATTAACTGTTGTAGCGTAAGACCACGCAGGAAGAAACGTAATAGTTCCTGCCACCAGTTACTCATCGGTGAATCTCCATCATTCTCTCTGTAGGGGTGAATAGAGTTTATCCGATTTCTCGCTGTAGGGGTACACGAGAACCACCGAGCCTGATGTGGTTAAAAGACAGGCACAATCTTTACTACCGCAAGCCACGCAGTGAAATGGGTGTGACTTGTGTTGGTCGCCAGAAAATGAAATTAGGCAGCAAACCACTTATTTGAGAGGAATTAATATGTCATCAATCCGCTTAACTACGAGAATGAAAGAGGAAATCGCTCGTAACGCTTTAATTAAGTCTGGGGTTTTCACTGAACTTGAAGAAGTAACAAAGTTAAAGAACCAGCTTGCACTTGACGCCAGAGTTATTGCGTTTGGCGGTAAAAAGAAAACTGAGGAAGTGGATCAGTTATCATCCAAGTTGGTAGCTATAAGTGAAGAACTTAAAAAGATGGGATGTTCATTTTACTCATACGATGTTCGTTCTACTTCAATTTATCTGACTGTATCTGGCAGAAGGGTTGGATGGCATTCATATGGGAAAGACGGCAACGGCGAAGATATATTGCTCCCTACTCCAACCAAAGATAAATGCATGTTTGACGCAGAACACGAAATAACAAAAAGGTTTGATGAAATCTGCGCATTGCAACAAAACCTTGAAGCCTTGAAAAAGGATATCGAATCAAATGTATGGGCTGCTTTGAACTCAGTCACAACAGTTAAGCGACTTATTGAAGTTTGGCCTGAAAGCAAAGAATTGCTACCAAAAGAAGCAGATAAAGCAAGTACAGCACTTCCTGCTTTACGGGTAGAAGATTTGAATAAGATGATTGGACTTCCTTCCGAGGCCGCATAGTCGACCTTTATTTTTGGCACTAACAACAGAATAAACACTGCACTGTGTATTCATTCCAACGAGTGAATACGCGGAGCAATGTCGCTCGTAACCAAACAGGAGCCGACTTGTTCTGATTATTGGAAATCTTCTTTGCCCTCCAGTGTGAGGGCCTTTTTATATGCATACCAATAACGCTTCACTCGAGGCGTTTTCGTTATGCAATCAAACAGAAGGAGCATCCTATGCAACAGTTCGCTATTGCAGGGGCGGCATCGGTTCGCCCTTTCAACCCGATTTTATCGGTACAGCATTCACGAAAAAATATTTTAACCGGAGCAGACTTTAAACAACCAAGAATGAAAAGCTTGCTCGAAAAGCTTTGGGATATTTTGAAACAACAAGGCCGTCCATGAGTTTTACAGATAACTGGTCAGACGAAGAATTCATTCGTCAGATGAAAGAATTAATCGGTAACGAAGGAGATATGCATGTCACTTGCAACCACAGTGAAGGAGAGCAAGTTACAGAGACGCATGTACACGCAGCAGGCGTTAATGTATCGCCAGAAGGGAGATCGTGAAGGTGTTCGCGTATTTTTAAATGCGGCAAAGACTGAAGTATTAAATCAGCGTTATTTCCTTGGGCCATGTCCATTCTGAGAACAAACATATGAGCAAAGAATTTTACGCAAGACTGGCAGCTATTCAGGAGAATCTGAACGCGCCAAAGAATCAGTACAACTCATTCGGCAAATATAAATACAGAAGCTGCGAAGACATTCTTGAAGGCGTTAAGCCGTTACTGAATGGCCTGTTTTTATCAATCAGCGATGAAGTTGTGTTGATTGGTGATCGGTATTACGTGAAAGCCACGGCAACTATTACCGATGGTGAAAACAGTCATACGGCAACCGCTCTTGCACGAGAGGAAGAAAGCAAGAAAGGAATGGATTCTGCACAAGTTACGGGAGCTACAAGCTCTTATGCACGCAAGTATTGCCTCAATGGTTTGTTCGGCATTGATGATGCGAAAGATGCAGATACAGACGAGCATAAACATCAGCAGAACGCAGCAGCAAAGCAATCAAAACCATCACCTACACCTGAACAGGTTCTAAAAGCATTCACTGACGCAGCAATGCAGAAAAACACCGTAGAAGAGCTTAAACAGGCTTTCGCCAAAGCGTGGAAGATGCTCGAAGGCACACCGGAGCAGCACAAAGCGCAGGACATTTACAACATCAGACGAGACGAATTAGAAGGAGCGGCTGCTTAATGGCACATTCGATTACTGTAAGACTAAACAAGCCCGCAAGAGAGTTTCAGGCCGGGGAAAATATCGGATTCAACATCCGTGCTGGCGTTCAGTATTACGATCGCCAGACAAAAAAGAAAGAATGGACAAACTACAGCGCCGTTGTATTTGCCAAGCCGGGAGCGCAAGCGGATTACTATCGTAGCGTTCTGGTTGAAGGAGGCATTGTAGAAATTACCGGAGAAAACATCAGGGTTGATGTTTATCAGGGGCAAAATGGTCAATCAATCACTCTTGAATTACTGAATGCAAAGATTGGATTTGCAACCTCAGGAAACAGCCAACAGCAGCAAAGTAGTAACCAGCAGAACACTCCTGTATACGACGATTCCATCCCATTCTGATTTAGAAAAATAAGGATTTAATTATGCCAGCGCCTCTGTATGGTGCGGACGACGCGCGCCGCTGTTCCGGCAATTCCGTATCGGAGGTGCTGGATAAATTCAGAAAAAACTACGATCGAATAATGTCTCTACCGCAGGAAACGAAAGAGGAAAAGGAATTTCGCCACTGTATATGGCTTGCAGAGAAAGAAGAACGCGAGCGAATTTACCAGACATCAATCCGACCATTCCGCAAAGCTACATATACCCACTTCCCTGAAATTGACCCGCGCCTGCGTCATTACCGCTCACGCTATGGCGCTATCAGTAATGACTGAGGAATTAACAATGAGAGGACTTGCATACAATCCCGGCATTCTTCCGGCAGAAATGATTATTCGCCAACGCGTAAAGCCAATGCCATCGAGAGAGGAATTGCTTAAAAGAAATTCTTTTCCATCAGTGAATCAAAACAAATATCTGAATGCGATGTGGCGCAAAGGAGGCAACCAGTGAGCAAGATTGACTATCAGACACTGCGTGAGGCGGCAGAGCGTGCAATTCCGGCAATGGAACGCCTGTTAATGTTGCCAGTTGATGATGATCTGATAAGCGAACAGGAACTTAAAGATTACGGCGTGGATATTGATGCGCTCAACGCCTTCAAATTTCTGACCGGACCAGAAACCGTGCTGGCGCCGCTGGATGAACGGGAAAGAAACCAGCAATACATCAAATCCCGCGACCAGGAGAACGAGGAAATTGCGCTAACGGTAGGGAAGCTGCGCGTTGAGCTTGAAGCAGCAAAATCAAAACTCAACGAGCAGCGTGAGTATTACGAGGGCGTTATCTCGGATGGAAGTAAGCACATAGCAGAACTGGAAAAACAATGCGCCGAATGGGAGCGAAAAGCATTAAGCAACTTTGAAGAGTGTGCTGCGATGGCTGAACGTATCGAGGAGTTGGAGCAGGCCAACACAGGACAGGACGCCAATATAAACAGCCAACAGGAACGCGTGACTCAATCAGCTAATCGGCACGTATATCACTACAACGCAGTAGGCGATGTTGGCGGAATCGCCATGTCCGGGATTGCGCAGTTACCTTTCAGAATCAAATCGCAATCCGACCTTGAAGAGTTTAAAAGCGCACTTAGCAAGGTTTGTGGTTTCCATGCAAACGCAATTACATCTCTTTCATATCTTGGGCGTGAGGAAGAAGAATAAAGCGATGAAAAACCGTAAAGCAAAGATGCTTATTTCCCGTGTATACAGACGTTGCTATCCCAGCCAGTGGTTGAGAGTTAGCAATCGCCGTGTGGTGTTGTACTTATATTCTGGAATTGCCAGAGAGGGAGTCAAAGATAAGCGCAGCGCGGCGCAAAACCGCTGGAAAAACCACTTGCGTATCAAAGGAGAGTGATATGGATAAAAACACCACTGCTTACTGGAATCTGTCACTTGATACCGAATGCCCAAAATGCGGTCACAATTTCGATCTGCTTTGTGATGCTGATTTCTGGGAGTTTTCTGGAGCTAAACAGGCATGTGAAGAAATAAAAGGTTACGAAACATGCTGTCCAGAATGTAACCATGAATTTAAAACAGATTTCGTGTATTGAGGCATAACAAATGACCACTATTACCAGAGAACAGGCACAGAAAATTATTGAAGCAGCCGATGAGGTTATTAGTGCGCTGGCCGGAACTAATGAGGATGTTAACCCTGATAGCAATGACATGCTACGTCTGTGGGATGACCTGAATGACCGTCACGCGCCCCCTGAAGTTGTGCGTGAGCTGGCACGAATTGCACTGGCATCACTGGGAGCAGAACCAGTTGCTTATATTTTCAAACATCCGGACGGAAAATTATTCTGGGCTTTGACGGATGAAAGCAATAAAGATCAATCGGACGTTATTCCTGTTTATGCTGCCTCACCTGCACCGATAGCGTCGGAGTCCATTGAAAACGCTATTGAATACATCCGCAGTATCGCTTTTCACATCGATGAAGACGATTACCACGGCAAACATATTGCGTATTTCATGCGACAAGCATTGGCCTGGCTGGAAGGGCATTCATGCAGCGACGACAGACTGGGTAAAGCCGAGAATCAACCAGTACGCGGCAACCAGGCTGCCGAATCCAATCGCGGTAATGAGTGGACTGGCAATCCTGATATTGATAACGCCATCATCATGCTCGACCGCATAGATACGGCGGAAAGTTGCGATGATGACCGTATTGAGGCCGTTAAGGCTGTGTTGCGTAGACTGGCTGGCAACTATCCGGTAATTCCGGATGGTTGGATAAGCTGTAGTGAGCGAATGCCCCCTCAAGATGATTGGATTTTAATTTATTCAAAGCACGGCGAGTATATGGCAGGACAGGTGCAAGGGGAATACGTGGAGTTGAGCGACGGCACTTTATCGTGGTTAGGGAACGTCTTGTTCTGGATGACGTTGCCAGAACCTCCGAAGGGGGCGAAATGATGGATGTAAAAGAGAAGGTTTTGCAGGTGATGCGTTCCCGGGCTGCCCTGCAAGATAAAGCTCTCGGCGGGGAATATCCATTCACGATAGCAACCTGGAATCTGCGGTTGGCAATGGAGAAGGAATTTCCTGATGAAGAATGGCGTTCGGCAGATTTGCGCAAAATTCTTATGGAGCTGGCTAAAGACGGAGCAGTATCCAAAGATACCTATGCCAGCCGGATTGGTCAGGCGGTATGGAGACTGGAGGTGCGGTAATGGCTAACCTGCAACTTGCCGTCAAAGGTGAATACTTCGATGCCATGATTCGTGGAGAGAAAACGGAAGAGTATCGCCTGTGTAATGACTACTGGAATAAGCGAATTATGTTCCGGGAGTATGATCGCCTGATTATCACAAAGGGATATCCGAAGCGCGACGATTCCAGCCGTAGAATTGATGTTCCGTATGACGGATATGAAATCAAGACAATCACACATCCGCACTTCGGCGATAAACCGGTAAAGGTGTTCGCGATAAAGGTGAATATCGGCAATGAATAACAATCCTCGAACTCGCGGGGATTTCTTTTATCTGAACTCGCTACGGCGAGTTTTGTTTTATGGAGATGATTATGGCCTGTTCAACATTCAACCATCTAACGTTACAGAAATACCAGCCAGACCCTGAAGATTTATGCTCACTGTGTGGCGGAAATCATGGTAAAGCCGCCATGATCGAATGTAAGGACAAAATCCACATTTGCCTTAATTGCGTTGATGTCCTCGTTGATATCAAAAATGAGAGAGAAGATAAAAAGCGTAGCGAGGCTATTCGCGCATTAGATTCATGGATGCGAGATGGGTATAGTGCTGCGCAAATTTATGACTTCGCAATATCAAAAGGCGAAATACCAGGAGTGCGCATCGAATAAGACGTAACCAATATTCGAATTGAAGAACTGAAAGAACACCAAGCCGCCTGATGGCGGTTTTTTCTTGCGTGTAATTGCGGAGACTTTGCGATGTACTTGACACTTCAGGAGTGGAACGCACGCCAGCGACGCCCAAGAAGCCTTGAAACAGTTCGTCGATGGGTACGCGAGTGCAGGATATTCCCTCCTCCGGTTAAGGATGGAAGAGAGTATCTGTTCCACGAATCAGCGGTAAAGGTTGACTTAAATCGACCAGTAACAGGTAGCCTTTTGAAGAGGATCAAAAATGGGAAGAAGGCGAAGTCATGAGCGCCGGGATTTACCCCCTAATCTTTATATAAGAAACAATGGATATTACTGCTACAGGGACCCAAGGACGGGTAAAGAGTTTGGATTAGGCCGAGACAGGAGGATAGCAATCACTGAAGCTATACAGGCCAACATTGAGTTATTTTCAGGACACAAACACAAGCCTCTGACAGCGAGAATCAACAGTGATAATTCTGTTACGTTACATTCATGGCTTGATCGCTACGAAAAAATCCTCGCCAACAGAGGAATCAAGCAGAAGACACTCATAAATTACATGAGCAAAATTAAAGCAATAAGGAGGGGGCTGCCTGATGCTCCACTTGAAGACATCACCACAAAAGAAATTGCAGCAATGCTCAATGGATACATAGACGAGGGCAAGGCGGCGTCAGCCAAGTTAATCAGATCAACACTGAGCGATGCATTCCGAGAGGCAATAGCTGAAGGCCATATAACAACAAACCCGGTCACTGCCACTCGCGCAGCAAAATCAGAGGTAAGGAGATCAAGACTTACGGCTGACGAATACCTGAAAATTTATCAAGCAGCAGAATCATCACCATGTTGGCTTAGACTTGCAATGGAACTGGCTGTTGTTACCGGGCAGCGTGTTGGGGATTTATGCGAAATGAAGTGGTCTGATATCGTAGATGGCTATCTTTATGTCGAGCAAAGCAAAACCGGCGTAAAAATTGCCATCCCAACAACATTGCATGTTGATGCTCTTGGGATATCAATGAAGGAAACACTTGATAAATGCAAAGAGATTCTTGGCGGAGAAACCATAATTGCATCTACTCGTCGTGAACCGCTTTCATCCGGCACAGTATCAAGGTATTTTATGCGCGCACGAAAAGCATCAGGTCTTTCCTTCGAAGGGGATCCGCCTACCTTTCACGAGTTGCGCAGTTTGTCTGCAAGACTCTATGAGAAGCAGATAAGCGATAAGTTTGCTCAACATCTTCTCGGGCATAAGTCGGACACCATGGCATCACAGTATCGTGATGACAGAGGCAGGGAGTGGGACAAAATTGAAATCAAATAATGATTTTATTTTGACTGATAGTGACCTGTTCGTTGCAACAAATTGATAAGCAATGCTTTTTTATAATGCCAACTTAGTATAAAAAAGCAGGCTTCAACGGATTCATTTTTCTATTTCATAGCCCGGAGCAACCTGTGAACACATTTTCAGTTTCCCGTCTGGCGCTGGCATTGGCTTTTGGCGTGACGCTGACCGCCTGTAGCTCAACACCGCCCGATCAACGTCCTTCTGATCAAACCGCGCCTGGTACCTCTTCGCGCCCGATTCTGTCGGCAAAAGAAGCGCAGAATTTCGATGCTCAACACTATTTTGCATCCCTGACACCAGGTGCGGCAGCGTGGAATCCTTCCCCGATTACCCTGCCTGCGCAACCTGACTTTGTTGTCGGCCCGGCGGGTACTCAAGGTGTAACGCATACCACGATTCAGGCGGCGGTAGATGCGGCAATTATCAAGCGTACCAACAAGCGCCAGTATATTGCCGTGATGCCTGGTGAGTATCAGGGAACGGTGTATGTCCCTGCCGCTCCGGGTGGAATTACTCTGTACGGTACGGGTGAAAAACCGATTGATGTGAAGATTGGGCTTTCCCTTGATGGTGGCATGAGCCCTGCCGACTGGCGTCACGACGTCAACCCGCGCGGCAAATATATGCCAGGTAAACCGGCGTGGTATATGTACGATAGCTGCCAGAGTAAACGCAGCGACAGTATCGGTGTTCTCTGCTCTGCGGTCTTCTGGTCACAAAACAATGGCCTGCAACTGCAAAACCTGACCATCGAAAACACGCTGGGCGATAGCGTAGATGCGGGTAACCATCCGGCGGTGGCACTGCGTACTGATGGCGACAAAGTGCAGATCAATAACGTCAACATTCTCGGTCGTCAGAACACCTTCTTTGTCACCAACAGCGGTGTGCAGAACCGTCTGGAAACGAATCGTCAGCCGCGTACGCTGGTGACCAACAGCTATATTGAAGGGGATGTGGATATCGTTTCTGGTCGCGGCGCAGTGGTGTTCGATAACACCGAATTCCGCGTGGTGAACTCCCGTACCCAGCAAGAAGCGTATGTGTTTGCACCGGCTACGCTGTCCAACATTTACTACGGTTTCCTCGCCGTAAACAGCCGTTTCAATGCTTCCGGTGATGGCGTGGCGCAACTGGGCCGCTCGCTGGATGTTGATGCCAATACCAACGGTCAGGTAGTGATCCGTGATAGCGCCATCAACGAAGGTTTTAACACAGCCAAACCGTGGGCTGATGCGGTGATCTCTAATCGTCCATTTGCGGGTAACACCGGCAGCGTTGATGATAACGACGAAGTACAGCGCAATCTGAATGACACTAACTACAACCGCATGTGGGAATACAATAACCGCGGCGTGGGTAGCAAAGTGGTTGCAGAGGCGAAGAAGTAG